ACACGGCTTAACCAGGTTTAGTATGGAGGACGCTCCTGCGAATAGCTTTTTTTTAGAATACTTATCAAGACCACCTACAGCTGAAATATTCTTTGAAGACGTTTTAATGGCATTAGTGTTTTACGGTATGCCAATACTAGCAGAGAACAACAAACCTAGGTTATTATATTACTTAAGGCGTAGAGGTTACAGAGGTTTTAGTATGAATCGCCCTGACAAAGTTTGGAATAAATTGTCTGTAGCAGAAAAAGAAGTTGGTGGTATACCTAACTCTAGTGAAGATATAAAACAAGCACATGCGGCTGCAATTGAAATGTATATACAAGATCACGTGGGCATGAAACAAGATGGAACGTTTGGAGATTTATACTTTAACGCTCTATTAAACGATTGGAGCAAGTTTGACATAAATAAAAGAACAAAGTTTGATGCTTCTATAAGTTCTGGTTTAGCTATTATGGCTAACAATAGGCATTTATATGCACCAAACGTAAAGGTTGAAAGACCTAAATTAAACATAAATATTTCTAAGTATAGTAATACTGGAAGTAATTCACAAATAATAAAATAAATATGGCGTATTCTAATAAAAGTTATTTTCCAAGTCAAACCGTAAGTGATGCTGAAAAGCTTAGTTATGATTATGGTTTGAAAGTAGCTAAGGCTATAGAAACAGAGTGGTTTAACGAAGATAGAAGTATAAACCGGTATATGTCTAATCACAAGGACTTTCATAATTTAAGATTGTACGCTAGAGGCGAGCAATCTATACAAAAGTATAAGGATGAGTTATCTATAAACGGTGATTTGTCCTATTTAAATTTAGACTGGAAACCAGTGCCAATTATTTCTAAGTTTGTAGATATAGTTGTTAATGGTATAGCGGAAAGAACATATGATATAAAGGCTTACTCTCAAGATATTCATGGCATGGAAGAAAGAACTGATTACATGGAGTCTATGTTAGGAGATATGCAACTTAAAGAATTTGACTCAAGCATAAAGCAAACTACTGGAATAGAGTCAAGAGAAAACGTTGGTGTTGAATTGCCAGAAACTTCTGAAGAACTACAATTGCACATGCAATTAAATTACAAGCAAGCAGTTGAAGTTGCAGAAGAACAAGCGTTAAATGTTTTAATGGAGGGCAATAATTACGAGTTAATAAAGAAAAGATTTTATTATGACTTGACAGTGTTAGGTATTGGAGCCGTAAAAACATCTTTCAACACCTCTGAAGGTGTTACTATAAATTATGTAGATCCAGCTAGTTTAGTTTATTCTTACACTGACTCACCTTACTTTGAAGATATATATTATGTTGGCGAAGTTAAGTCTATACCAGTAAACGAACTAGCCAAAGAGTTTCCACACTTATCTGAGAGTGATCTTGAAGATATAATGAATAATAAAAATTATAATAGAAATAATTACAGCACTAGATATTCTGTAGACAAAGAAGACAACAACACTATTCAAGTTTTATACTTTAATTATAAAACATATATGAACGAAGTGTACAAAGTAAAAGAAACTGGCACCGGTGCTGATAAAATTATTCCTAAAGATGATTCATTTAATCCACCGGAAAATATGGAGGGAGGTTTTAGCAAGATGTTAAGATCTATAGAAACTATTTATGAAGGTGCTTTAATTTTAGGTACAGACAAATTACTCAAGTGGGAAATGGCTAAAAACATGATGCGTCCTAAAAGTGATTTTACTAAAGTAAAAATGAACTATAGTATTGTAGCACCTAGAATATATGATGGCAGGATTGATTCATTAGTAAAACGTGTAACTGGTTTTGCAGACATGATTCAGTTAACTCATTTAAAGTTACAACAAGTAATGTCACGCATGGTACCAGATGGTGTTTATTTAGACGCTGATGGTTTAGCGGAAGTTGATTTAGGTAATGGAACTAATTACAACCCACAAGAAGCCTTAAACATGTTTTTCCAAACTGGTTCTATAATAGGAAGAAGCTTTACGTCAGAAGGTGATATAAACCCAGGTAAAGTACCTATTCAAGAAATAACATCTGGATCTGGTGGTAACAAAATGCAGGCCCTTATAGCTAATTACAATTACTATTTACAAATGATTAGAGATGTAACTGGCCTTAACGAAGCTAGAGATGGTAGTATGCCAGATAAAAACTCTTTAGTAGGCGTGCAAAAATTAGCAGCAGCAAACAGCAATACAGCGACAAGACATATATTACAAGCCGGCTTGTTTTTAACGGCAGAAACAGCAGAGTGTTTATCTCTTAGAATATCTGATATTATAGAGTACTCGCCAACTAAAGATGCCTTTATACAAGCTATAGGTGTTCATAATATGGCCACGTTAGAAGAAATATCTAAACTACATCTTTATGATTTTGGTATATTTATAACTTTACAACCAGACGAAGAAGAAAAAGCTATATTAGAAAATAATATTCAAATGGCATTACAGCAGCAAAGTATAGAGCTAGAAGATGCTATTGATCTTAGAGAAATAAAAAATATAAAACTAGCAAATCAATTGCTTAAAATAAGAAGAACTAAAAAACAAGAAAGAGACAGAAGACTTCAGTTAGAAAATATACAAGCACAAAGTCAATCAAACACTCAAGCCGCGCAAGCTTCTGCTCAAATTGAAATGCAAAAAGATCAAGCTTTAACACAGAGCAAGTTGCAACTAGAACAGGCTAAGTCTCAATTTGATTCTCAAAAAATGCAACAAGAAGTTATGCATAAAAAAGAGTTAATGGAACTAGAGTTTCAATACAATATACAATTAAAAAATATAGAGGTTGATGGAATGAAAAATAGAGAAAAAGAAAAAGAAGATAGAAAAGACAAAAGAACAAAAATACAAGCTACACAACAATCAGAAATGATTGAGCAAAGAAATAGTGGCAAACCACCTAAAAACTTTGAGTCCGCAGGTAATGATATACTAGGCGGAGGATTTGATTTAGGTAGTTTTGACCCTAAGTAGGAATTTATTAATTATTATTATATTATATTATGGAAGAAAACAAAGAAAACGTAGTCGAAGAGACTACACAAGAAAATGTTACTAAAGTTGAGATTAAAGAAACTCCACAAGATGACAACATTACAAAAGTAAACTTAGACAAACCACCAACACCAAAAGAAGAAAAAAATGAAGTTAAAGAAGATAACGTTGACGACAGCGGAGTGGTTGCAGAGTCTGAAAATGCCGAGCCCACACAAGAACAAGAAGAAGTACAACCGGAAGCAGAAGCACAAGAAACTCCAGTATTAGAAGAAATAACTGAAGATTCTACTGAAAAACAAGTTGAAGAAACAGAAGAACAAGTTGAAGAAGCTATTGCTGAAGCAGAAGCTACGGGAAAACCAATACCAGAAAATATTCAAAAGTTAATGGACTTTATGGAGGAAACTGGTGGTGATATAAATGATTATGTTAAGCTTAACCAAGATTATTCAAAATTAGACGATCAAAATCTATTATACGAGTATTACAAGCAAACAAAACCTCATTTAAATAATGAAGAAATTAACTTCCTTATGGAAGACTCTTTTTCTTACGACGAAGATGTTGATGAAGAAAAAGATATAAAAAGAAAAAAATTAGCGTTAAAAGAGCAAGTTGCCAACGCTAGAGCCCATCTGGACGGGCAAAAGTCCAAATACTATGAAGAAATTAAAGCTGGTTCAAAGCTTACGACCGAACAACAAAAAGCTGTAAATTTCTTTAATAGATACAACAAGGAGTCAGAAGCAACTAAAAAAACAGTTAAAAAGAACTCTGATATTTTTACACAAAAAACCAACGAGGTTTTTAACGATAAATTCAAAGGTTTTGAATATAATGTCGGTGATAAAAAATATAGATTTAACGTAAACAATGCTGAAGAGGTTAAAACAACTCAAAGTGATATAAATAATTTTACTAAAAAGTTTTTAGATAAAAATTCTACATTATCAGACGCTAAAGGTTATCATAAATCTCTATATACAGCAATGAATGCAGATGCTGTTGCAAAACACTTTTACGAACAAGGTAAGGCTGATGCTATGAAAAATAGCGTTGCTAAAGCCAAAAACGTTGATATGAACCCAAGACAAAGTCATGGAGCAATTGAAGCCGGTGGTGTAAAAGTAAAAGTTTTAGGTAATAATTCTTCTGATTTTAAGTTTAAAATTAAAAACAATAAATAACAATTTAAAATTAAAAAATTATGGCAATTACAGGAGGAAGTTTGTTAAATAGTACGCCTGCTTCAATACAGCAAACGCTATCTACAAACTACTTAGATCTTTCATCTGCTTCAAACGCAGGTTGGGGTCAACAATATGTACCAGACCTAATGGAAAAAGAAGCTGAAGTTTTCGGACCGAGAACTATTTCAGGTTTCTTAGCTCAAGTAGGTGCTGAAGAGGCTATGACTGCTGATCAAGTAGTATGGTCTGAACAAGGAAGATTACATCTTTCATACACGTGTACAATGACAGATAACAACGGTAATATCAACGGTTCACTTAACGGTGGTAAAGTTACTATTACTGATCACATTGACACTAACGCTGATTACACTTCAGGTTCACACGGTATTAGAGTTAACGATACTGTTATCGTTGCTAACCCAGAGTCTGTTATCAAAGCTTTAGTTACTGAAGTTGATGGTAATGTTGTAGAACTAGCACCTTACGGTGTAGCTGATTGTTCTGCAATTACTGATGCAAAAACTGATTGTGTTATTATGGTTTACGGTTCGGAGTATGCAAAAGGTAAAAAATACCTTAGCGCTGCTGCAGCTGAAGCTGACACAAGAGGTGCTAACGAGCCAAGCTTTAAATCTTATACTAACAAGCCAGTTATTATGAAAGATTACTACGAAGTATCAGGATCTGATGCGTCTAGAATTGGTTGGGTTGAGGTTTCTACTGAAGCTGGAGGTTCTGGGTACTTATGGTACTTAAAAGCTGAAGCTGATACAAGAGCTCGTTTCACTGACTATATTGAAATGGCAATGTTAGAAGGTGAGCTTGGTGTTCACGGTACTGATGCTGTTGATAATTTCTTAGGAACCGCTGGTGATGCAACTGGTACGCAAGGTTTATTCGCAGCTATTGAATCAAGAGGTAATGTTACTACTGGTGTTACTGGTGTTAACGCTGCTACTGATTTAGCTGAATTTGACGCTA